CAGCACCCAGCGGAAGCACCTGCGTTGCATCCGTGTTGTAGTGGGTATCTCGCCTCGTTGAGAAGACGGTGCGGTTTGCATCGCTGGTGGAGAACGACCCGCTTCCTGTTCGGTGTGCGGAGGTCGTGATTGCATCGGTCATGACATCAACGCTCGTTCCATCGCTTCCGTATCGGTATGGGGCGAATGGAGTCAGTCCATACCCGCCCTGTTTGTTTGGGTCGCCATTCCTTCGCACAGTCGTTCCCGAATGGACTTGAATGTTCAGTCCAGCATAGGTCATGTCATCGGTGAAACTGACCGCCCCTTGCGTCTGTGAGGGGTCGGAGTTCTTGGAGATGGAGAAGAAGGCTGTGGCCGTGATAACGCCCTCGTAGCCAATCAAACCGCACGAATCGGCAACGGTGTGGTTGCCCAAATCAACGCGCCCCAGCGTCATGTTGTCTTCATCGCTGGGCGAGGCAGTTCCATCGGAGAAGCGGTCGGCCACCAAAATGGATTGAATCGTTTCAACAGATGTCAGCAGATTCACGGAATCTGCGTCTTCGGATATTGACACCGATACGGGCGAACCATCGGGGCTGGAGATTGAAGTCCCCGAAGCGAGAATCGGTTGGCGAACTCCGAGATTCAAGTTCCAATGGGATGAGAAGAGTTTGTCATCGTCTTGGACTGCGATGCCCATGCTGGAAGCCCCCGTTTGAGCGATGGGTGCTGAACCCAGCGTGGTGAGGAATGTGGCGTTGTGAGCATCGCCCCACGACACACCCATAGCGTTGCTGGGCAAGTCTGCCTTAGCGTAGTGTGTGATTGCCTCCACACGCCCTCCCTGTGTGAACGCTGGGACTTCGCAATTGAATGTCCCACTTCCCGCATAAGCACCCCAGCCCATGTCAATTGAACCCACCACATCGTCATCGGTCGTCTTGGTCTGTTGGAATGTGTGATTTGCTGGTCTTCCGCTTGCGTATCGCCTTCTTTCGTACGCGGTGAACCGACCCACCTCCGAGAGTGAAAGGCGAGCAAATGGAACGCTTGAACGCAATTCTGTCGCATCGTGGTGCGAGCGACTGACATCGTGAACGATTTGACCGAACTCCAACGCGCCCGATTCGTGATTCAAAGACGGTGGGGAGAGGTTCGTGGTCAGTCCAGCGTTGCGAGGGCTCATCGTGTGATTGGTTGAATCGCTGGTCGGGTATGCGAGGGTTGTCCCACTCATGTTCGTGAGAATCACGCTGGGCGCGATTGGGGCAACGATGGAAGTCCCCGACCCTGTGGGGCGAGGTTGGTGCAGGGAGGTGTCAAAAAGCACCTTCCTGTCCACAGGAGTGTTCCCGATGGTGTCATCGTAGTGGTCAGCAAAAACGAGCGTCATGGGCAGTCCTTTTGACCCAAGAGGCTGGGTCAGTTCGGAATGGGTGGCTGGAAGCCCCCCTGTGCTGACGACCATGCTTTAGGCAGTCCAACGCTGGTTTAAGAGCATCACCATGAGGAATAGCGAGCATACACGCACCAAACCTCAACCCCGTCAATGACCCATCGCTTGACACAGGCTCGGTTCACGCCATACATTCGCTCGGCATAGCCATCACGGACACCGCTGGCTTCAATGCGAGCCATGCCTTCTTCGGTGTATGCTTTCCACAGGTCGTATTCGTAGCCACGAAACTCGTAGTTTTCGGGTATGTCCATCTCGCTTAGATTCGTCATGTTCATCATCTCCATTCACAGACGGCATTGGTGAAGAGGGCGAGCCCCCGACATTCGCTTCCCGCCTTTGTTGTATTTTCCTGTGAAGCCTCGCTTATCTCGGCTGTGTCGCTTGTTGGGTCTTCCTTCTGCTTTCATCTGTATCACCTGTTCAGTTCATGTTGAATGGGTTGAAGTCAGCACCACGACCGCCACCGTTCTTGGTCATGACGGACTTGAGGACAGTTCCCGTCATGTCCACCAGCACATCGGTGCGGGACACGGAGAGGTCAAAGGTTTGAGTGGCTCGGCGGAGGTATGTGGTCTTGACTTGGTTGTTTCGCACGATGACAACAACGCAGTCGCCATTGGACTTCTCGCCCCATGCTTGACCACGCTGACCGTTCAATCGGTGAGCGATGATTCCGATGCTTCGGCTTCCATGCTTTGCACAGGCAGACTTGACAGCGTTGGCGACCTTCTCGGCTTCTGCACCGACAAGTCGCTCATCAACGCGCTGGAGTGCGTGGGGGCTCATGGTTGGGCTCATGGTTAGGCATTAGGGGTGGGGTATATCAATGTTTTCACAATATCAATGGTTTTCACCCCTAAAATCGCCAAATCGCGATGAGCCGAAGCCCGTTTTGGAATCAATTGTATTCAATCGGGATTTCACGAATCATTCGCCACAGGGACAACAGTTCCCGCCCCACGAATCCAATGAATGCCCACCAAATCAGTTCCAAGAGGATGAGCCAAGTCAGCCAATCAAGCACCGAGCCCAGCCTCCCTCACGAACACCGCTGTGTATGGCGTTTCGCCATGACGACCGCCCTCGCGCTGATAGTCAAACGAAGTCATGCGACCAACGAATGTCTTGCCCGTTGGCGTTCCTGTGAAGTTCACCTCTTCCCACACGATTTCAACCAGCGCGCCCGACAGGTGAAGTTCTTCCATGAACTCAATGTCGGCATTGGCCGTGTGCTTGAGGAACGAACCTTCCAATTTGAACTCGTCAGTTCGCTGTCCCATGTCTGTGAGTTCGGGGTATATTGAGTCCAATACGGGCGTTTGAGTGAGATTCGCTGACCGAGTTCGGCTGAACGCTCTCGGCTTGGTGTTCAAAACCAGCGGAACAACGAGGGTCGCTGGAAGCACCTTGACAACAACGCTCGCAGTCTGCGATGTCGCCCCATCGGAATCAACCACGACCAGCGTGGCTTGATATTCACCACCGTTGGCGTATGTGTGGCTGACCGAAGACGAAGCACCCGACACAGATGACGACCCATCTCCGAAGGTGAAGGTGTATGTCGTCAGCGTTCCACCAGCGTTGATGTCATACGATGCCGAGCCGTCAAAGGTGATTGCTTGCCCAGCACGAACCATTGAAGGCACAGCACGAAGGATGGCGACAGGGGGCGCGTTAGCGACCACGATGGTGATGTTGTTTGATTCCAGCGATTCGTTGTTGGAGTCATCGCGAGAATAGCACTTGACGGTGTATGTTCCACTCGCCAAATACGAGTGAGCGATGTCGTATGTCGTGCTTTGAGTCGTTTGGTCTGCGAACTTTATCCAGCCCGTTGAAGCCCCATCACCGAAGTCAAACTTGACCTCCGAGATGGTTCTGTCCACATCGGTTGTCGTGCCTGTTCCACGCAACGAGATGATGTGTCCAACACGGGTGTTGATTGTTCCTGTGATGTCCCCGTTGAATGTGTTCCCAATGACCGCCAGCGAAGCCGTTGGCTTCTCATCGTATTCCACAGTCCAAGAGCGAATGATGGGCAATTTTGACCAATCAATCGGGTGATATTCGGTCTGTGTGTTGTTAGGGATGAAGAAGTCAAACCGAATCACAAACCCATCTGCGATTGCTGACGCTGGAAGGTCGGTCAAGTCCATTGAACCAACGCCACCGCTGAACGCCAAATCCACATTCTCAAACCCGCTGATGACGGCTTGCCCCTCGTTCTCAACGGTCGTGGTGGATGGAGTCATCAAGGTCGCCTTGACATTCATTCCCTTCTTGGTGTCAATGTTGTCAGCCTCAACCGTCAATGAGGTATAGCGAGCCACATTGGAGAAGTCCTGTTTCATCGTGTGAACCTTGAACGGCAACATCGCAGAAGTCGGTATTGACCTCAATACCATCTCGTCAATCTGCAAATCGGACTGATTCTTGCTCAACGCTTGATTGTCAGCAACGAGTCTGTTGCCGTCATCGTCTTTGGGGAATCTGCTTTCATCAACACCGATGCTTTGATTCCAAACGGACAAGCCCATTTTGCAGTTTTCAATGGTCAGCCCATACACCGTCTTGGCCGATTCGGTGTCAATGCCTTGACTGACACCATCAAAGAGCAAGTTCATCCCTGCTTGGTTGAAGACTGCTCGGACTGTGTGATAGCCTTCCGCATAGGTGAACGATGTGCCTGTGCCGTAGCCGTTGTTCATTGACCCCCAACCACAGTTCCCACCAGCGTTCTCCAGCGGATATTCCTTCTCACCCAACCAAGCCGAATCCTTGAGGAATGTAGCATCCCCGAACCAAATTATCGTACGCGGTGCTGTGAACGCACCGTTCACATACGGGTGCGTTATGAAGCCATTTGAATACCCTTCACCAGCCCGAATATAGATTTCGGGCGATGATGACGCACTCAATGTGAGTGGTGATGCTGATGTCTTCCCATCATACAGGGGCAAAAAGCCAGCACCACCCCTCATCGTTCCTTGAAAGTCATCAAACATCAAAGCGTGGCGACCAAAGACATAGTGTTCCTCGTTGGTGTCAAAGGTGATTCGCACCATTTGATTTGTTCGGAATGGGATTTTGGCCTTCATCTCCCAATCCAGCCACATCTGCGAGCATCCCATCTCGCTCAAGCCGTATTTGGTCGTGTCAAGAGCAACGCCTCCGTTGTAGCCCAATCGCGTTCCTGTTCGTTCATGGGCTGGGAATGGTCGGTTTCGCCCATAGAGCCATGTTCCCGATGCACCAATGGGCTTGATGTAGTCCCAAGCATGACGGCCATTCGCCGTGTCAATGTATGACCACAGGGGAATGTGAAGCCCTCTTGACAACCATGTTGCTGGGAGGCTTTCAACCAAGTCCGAACCGAGCCCGCGAAAGTCAGTTTCTTCACTCACGAATGTGCCTGTGATGTGAGTCTGTGTGAGGGAATAGAGTCGCCTTGCACCAATGTCCTTGCCCTGTGGTGCTGGAAGCCGAAGCAAACCATCTCCCCTTTGAACAACAGGAACACCATTGGAATAGAGCAAGTCGGTCGCCTTCTGCAATTCAATTGAACGGAACGCGGTCGCGTCATCGGCAAAGAAAAACTTGAGATTCCCCGTGTTTCCTGTCGCACCCCATTCTCCCTCATCAACATAAGAATCAACCATGCGTGATGGGTAAAAATAGCGATGTCCAACATGGGACTGCAAATTGTTCGCTGGGGTGTTTGCCCCGCCCATATACCCAACACCCGTTCCATACAGTTTCTCGCTCGCACTACCGAAGAGTCGCAATTGGGGGTGGGAATTGCTTTGGCTGGTTGCCCAAGCAACAGTTCCATAGTGAGAAGAAGTGCTTTCCGCGCCTCCAATCAGTCCTTGACAAACATACCCGCTGGTCGGCGCGTACGCGCTGACATTCCCTTGACTCGGAAGGGCTTCGTTTGAATAGATTTGAATATCAATCCGAGCCCCATAGAACTCGGTTGAGTCCCCGTTGCCGAGAATGTCATCCACGACAAACTCTCCGTCAAGACCACCGCCATCGTCATCGTACGCGTTGATTATCCACCATCCGTTGTGATTCAACCCGCCCAAAGAATATGTGTCGGGATTCGTTTCTTCGCTTCGTGGTGCGAACTCATAGAGGCCGAACTTATGCCCAATGTTCCGACCTTGAGAGGTGTCCCTGCCCAACGCGCCCGTGAGTCCCCACAGTTCAATCGGACTTCCGACTGTGAATTGAGGAATCGTTGAACCGCTGATACCGCTGACATTCGTGTAGTCAAGCCAAATGGACAGGATGAGATTGTTCCTCCGAATGTATCGCACAGGAACGCTTGCTGGGTTGTTGCGAACCAAGAACGGTCGTGCCGTAGTGATGTGGTCTAAGTCCGTTCCATCACCATCTGTGAACAGGTTGGAATCGCTGGCTTGGATTGACTGCACATCTGTGATGTAGTTTGCCCAATTGAACTTGGCTGACCCATTGACCACCTCGTAGTCAAAATTGCCTCCCTGTGCGGAGGTTGTGATGGGTGGCTGGAGGAAGTCAAACATCGGAGTGATTTGAGCCGAGCATTGTTTTTCAATGCCCGAAGCGGTCATGTCAAAGTCGCCTTCTCCATCAAGCCCATCCCAAATCGCGTGGACTGTGCTGGTTTGGTTGCCCCCAATCTCGCGATTCGTGTCATAGATGTATGGAATGAGAGTCCCGCCCTTGAGCGTGTATGTCCCGTCTTTGAGGAACATCGCCAAAGCACAGCGGGTTCGGTATTTGGGGAAGTGGCTTGCACTTCCATCAAACGATAAGTCGGGGTTGTTGTGTGTCATTGTGTTGTGTGCCGTTCCGCTGGGCGCGGTTTTGTATGCTTGCTGTGCTGTGTTCTTCCCAAGCAAATGGTCGCCCGAATACCCCACCGTTTTGTAGCGAATCGTGGCCGAGTCTTCGCCTTCGGGGTCGGGGTCGTATCGGTCAATGTCAAGAACATCGTAGCCCCCACCGAAGTTCGCAAGGAGGTAGGTATAGTCAGCAACCTCGTTGCTCGCACCCGTGATTCGTTTGTCAAATTGGTTGTTGTCCAGCATCATCGGCATGAACACGGTTGCGCGATACGGAGAGGCTGTGGGGAACGCAACCGATGTGGGTTCGCGAGGGTCGCCTCCAGCGAGCGAAGGCAAAGCCGATGCTGATGAGTGGCCGTGTTGCCCTCCGCCTTCCAACCCATGTGGAAGCCATGCCTTTTTGTTTTCATCACCATCTCCGATGTGCCGATAGGTGTCAAGCATCTCGGTCAGTTCTTGAATCGTCATGAACACGGGGAAGGGCGCGGTCGTGGTCGTGTCGGAAGTCGCATCCCCGATTCCCTCATGCGAGCGTGTTTTTGTTCCACTTCCTGTCAAGTCGCCCGATGGTGCAATCAAGCGAATGACGGTTGAGCCACTTCCATCATCATGGTTGATGGTGCATTTGGCGTTGAGTGTTCCGCTTCCCGATATGACGATGGTTGGGTTGTTGCTGACATCTGTGCCGTCATCGTTGATTGCCTCCACCCGAATCCCTGCTTGGCTGGCTTCGTCATCGTAGCCACCCGTTTGGGCTGGGGTCTTGGCGGAGAAGTTTGTGCGATACAGCACAGGGTCAATGGAGAGCCCTCCAACGCCATCATTCTTGATGAAGGCTGGAAACCACCGCTGGAGTTCAGCAAGGCCGTTCTTCATGCGTGAGAAGGTCTGTGTGATGCTTTGTTTGGTTGAAGCCATCAAATCACACCCCTTGCACCTTGCATTCCGAATCGGTTGAACACCTTCGGCATCGTTTCCACCATTATCTGCTCAACATCGCGCTTTGAAAGGTTGTTGCCTTCGCCAATGATGATGTCCCCGCTGAAAACGACTGTGGTTTCGGGCTTTGAGGCTTGCCCTCCCATTGATTCGCTCATCAATGCAGGGAGTCTGTCCAGCGGAATCACAGCCTCCGAACCAGCCTCACCGAAGACACCCAGCGTGGCTTCGTTCACGATTCCACCTTCTGCGAACATCGTGAGCCCAGCACCGATGATTCCACCCACGACAGCACCCGCCGCCGTTCCGACAACGGGGACAGCAGAACCGACCAACGCACCAGCCGCCGCCCCCTTCAAAGCACCCGACCCAGCCCGTTGCGCGCCCGTTCCTTCCTCGTCAATAATGCCCAAGAAATCAGCAATCGCTTCAACCAGCCTGTATATCGGCATCAATATGAGTGCAAGACCACCCGCCGCCTTTCCAAGCCCCTCAAAAATCATCTGTGGATTTAGGGTCGCGATTCCCTCAAATATCATCCCGATACCGCCCAGCAATTCATAGATGGGCTCAATGAAAACCATGAGGAATCGGAGAGCGTGAGCGAGAGCCACGAAGACATAAATCAAGTCATCCGACTGTTCCGCCATTTGAATCAGCACAGGCACGAAGGAATCAATCAATTGGGGCAAGACCTCAACCAATTTGTCAGCGATTTCTCCCATCGCCTCCACGAAGCCTTCATCGCCCAATTTTTCAGTCGCCAAGATGAGTGCTGGAACGAGTGTGTCCTTTATCATCGGGGCGAACTGTTCACCGACTGTTATCATCAACGCTGTGAAGGCTGACTGCAATTCAAACAGGGCGTTCTGCGTTGAGCCTGTCATGGTTTGAACGAACTCCGCAGTTCTGCCGTTTGCATCCTCGTTCTTGGCGACCAATTCCTCAAAGGCATCGGCCTGTCCCAAAATGGCGTTGATTGCGTTTCCACCACGCACACCGAAGACTTGGAGAATCTGCGATGTTGTCGCACCAGCATCGCGCAATTGCTGGAACAAATCGGTCAGCGATGTCAGTCCTTGAGTTTGGTCGGTGATGGTTTGGTTGAGCGAGTTCATCTCCGATTCTTGACTGCTTATTGACTCCGATAACTGCGTCTGCTCTCTTCGCTGGATGGACAGTTCCAAACTGCGTTCTTGCATGGTGATGTTCAAGTCATCATTCGCCATCTCCAAACGCTCAATCTGTTCAATCTCACGCTTGGTCAATTCACGACCCTGCTTGGATGCTCGCTGGCGGATTTTGGCTATCTCAAGGTTGTTCTTCTGCTGGTCAATGGACAGGTCGTTGAGTTCGCTGTTGAGTGCCTTGATTTCAAGGTTCACGCCCTCCGCTTGAAGCCGAGTTTCTTCCAACCCAGCCTCAACCCCTCGCAGACTGTTGCGAGCCGATTCACCCGCTGGAGTCAATCGGAAGACATTGAGGTTCAAGTCTTCAATGACCCTCCGAGCCTCCGTAGTCGGCTTGATGAGTTTGTTGATAGCCATACGCATACCTGTTCCAGCCATCGTTCCTTGAAGCCCTGCGTTGCCCAATGCACCCGCCGCGGCGGATGCTTCTTCCAATGAAATGCCCGCCGCGCGAGCCGTTGGTGCAAGGAACTTCATGGTCTGCCCAAGCGACTCAACCGTAGTGAACGAATTGCTCATTGTTTGCATCATCACATCGTTCACGCGACCCAATTCGCTGGTTTCCATTCCCATACCTTTAAGGGCTGAAATCGCAACGCCAGCGGCGGTCGGCATATCAACGCCAGCGGCGATTGCGAGGTTGTTCAATTGCTCAAGTGCCTTGTTGTCCACCAAGTCCTCTTCCTTCAAACCAGCCAACGCCAAAATCTGCGCCGCCTCGCCCACTTGAACGGCTGTGGAACGGGTTGTAGCACCCAAGTGCATCACTTCGTCAGCCACTCGTTGAATGTCCGAGATGGACTTCCCGCCCATGATAGCCGAAGTCCGAAGGAGTGAATCCTCAAACTCAATGAACGCCTTTGAAGCCTTGACTGCGAAGCCAGCAACGAGGGCTTGACCTGCAAGCACAGCACCGATTTGAACCGCCACGAAGGACTTGCGAGCCGTTTCACCGAATCGGCTGAAACGACCACCAGCAACCGTGAGCCCACTTCCGACCTCCGCCATTCCCTTCTTGAAGCCAGCCGTACGCGCTTCAACGATGGCCGTGATTTTAGCCACGCTATCCATCGCCACGCTCATCGCCTCCTGTTCTTCGCTTGCAGTCGCTTCTGTTGCTCATGCTCACGCTTAGTCCGTTCAAGGAATGCGTGGGTTAAGAATGTCGTGTCGCGGGGGTCAAGTTCCCTCCATTGTTGAGGGGTGAGCCCGAACTTAGCCAGCAATTCAAAATAGAACTGTCCTTCTGTGGAACGGGCGAACCTCACGCTTCCCCCAACGCACCACCACCGTTCTCGGATGGTGAGCCCACAGCCTCGCTGACACGCTGGGCGAGTTCAGCGATGAGGGTGAGAGGCAATTGACGGAACACGCCCCACTTGAGCGAATCATCGCACTTCTTGAGCATCTCAAAGGTCATGCGAAGGCCAAGCAGTTCGGTTCTGTCTTGGCCGATGAGAGTTCGGAGTTCGGGTTCGTTCTTGAGAACTTGATATTCGTGAGCCGACAGCGGTTTCGCCATGAGCGTCTTGAGTTCCTTCCCGTCTTCTCCCTTGAGCCCAAGACCAGCGGTATTGACCTCAATAGCAGAAGAGTGAGCATCCAATGTTGAATCCAGCCAAGACAAAGTGAATCACCTCAATCGCGAGCCCAAGTCAAGCCCTCAAAGGAAGCGTTAATCATCAACGCACCCTCGTTCCCTGCTTCAAGTCCTTCAATCGCAAGGTCGGTCAAGACACAGCCCGACACGGTGTATGTGTGCGTTCCAGCGTCATCAGCGTCAAACTCAATGTCAAGTTCGGTGTCGTTGTTGAACCAATCAAAGAGTTCGTCATCGCTGACACCCCACGCTTTCTTGAGCGAGCCCGACACAGTTCGCACACCGCGAGTGTGTGCCGTGTTGTAGTTCGTTCCGAGTGTGATATATTTGCCCGTTGTCGCAGTCATTGAGAAGTCGCCCGAAACGAATCCGACAATGCTTCCCGACACGGTGATTTTTCCGCTGACACCTGTGAAAGAGTGAACCGCCATACCGATTGGTTGGTCAATGCGGTTCTTAACGGAATTGGTTCACGCTTGGTGCATGACGACCGTAGTGCCGTGTCGCTGGGCTACGCTGTATGCGACCTCCATAGCGTTGCATCGGCTTTGCTGGATTCCGATGATGTCGCCCCCGTATGCTCGCGTTGGCTCAACGATGAACCAATAGACCACGAATCGCTGGCCGTCTTCTCGGACTTTGACGAAGTGTTGCTTCTGCATGATGTGAGCCAACAGGTTGCCCCCTATAATACCTTCGGAATATCAATGGTTTTGAGATTGGGTTTGGACAGCGAGGCTGTTATCGGAGTCAATATCACGACTGCTTGACGAAGTTTGGGCGAAAAGTTCGCTTCTCACGCTCGTCAAGTTCACGCTGGAGAGTCCCCGAAACCGATAGCCAACATCTGTCCAAGAAGGTGGAATCGTGGAACAGGAGAGTCCCCGATTGCGACAGGACAGGCACGACATAGGGTTCGGTTCGTGTGCCGAATCCGATGGCCGAATCCGTGTTGTAGCCCCATCCAGCAAACGGATAAGGAAGCAAGGCAGGGGCGATTTCACCCATGCTCTCGCCCGATACGAGAGCGACTGTTCCCGATATGGTCGCACCATCACCAGCCCATTGACCCCAGCGTAGCGTGAGCCAAAAATAGTCTTCATCGTACGCGAGAGGGCGAGGACTCCACGATGGAATCGTTCTGCCCGACCGAGCGAGTGCCGACGCGCCCCAATTGCGACCCATGCTTCACGATGGGTCTGTGGGGTTTATTTCAGTTCGTCAATTGGTCAAGCCAAAAGTCGCTCACGAAGGAACAAAGGCCGAAGTCGGTTTCCTTGACTTCTTGAACAGTCATGTCTTGCTGGCCGACCCACTTGGCGACTTTCTTCTTGCATCCCATACAGCGACCTGTCATGGAATGAACGAGGTGGATTCGCCCAAGACCTGTTCCCCATTCGGTGTGTCCCTTCTTCGGTGTTCGGTTGTCCGACATGATATGAACCAGCCGATGCTGGTATATCAAACCTTTGTCGTATCAATGTCTTAATCGCTCAAATCACAGGGACTTGGCTTCTTCCGAATCGGAGAGTTTGTCCAAGACCTGCTGGCGAGTCAAGGTTCGGTGCAAATCCAATGCCCGTGTGTAGTGCTTGAGGCCACTTGGGTCAGCCTCACGCTTGAGGATAGCGAGGTATGCTTGCTTGACAAAATCCTCGCTGGAGAGGCTCTCGTCTTCCACATCGGGCATAGAGCCCTTCTGCGTGGCTTTCTTGGGCTTTGTTGGGGCTGGGGTGGGTTCTTCCACCACTTCCTCAACAACGGCTTCCACAGGGGCTTCTGCGGGTGATTCTGCGGGTGCTTCCAAACGAGCAACGAGGTCAGCCTTCGTTCCATCCGTGTCCAACCCTGCTTCTTCGCACAGGGCAATCAATTGCTTCTTGGTGAGTTCCATGAGGTCGCTCATGCAATTTCCACCACGCACTTGGTTTAATAAGGTGGGGGTTGGTCTTCAATTCGCCAGCGGGAATCACCTCTCATCACCACCTCCTTGTGTTTCGGCTCTCACATCGGTGATGACGGAGGGCAGGGGCTCGCTGGTGGGTCGGTATGCCCTTTCTACCCCCTGCTCTCCACCCTTTCATTCAATAACCGCGAACCGCTATTGCGGTTCAATGCCTTACAAAGACCCTGCGAAGCGGAAGGCGTATCAAAAGCGATACAACCCACAGCACTACGCAAGCAACAGGCAGATGTATCTTGAGAAGGCGAAGCGAAGGCGAGAGAAAATCAAGCGTCAATATGAGGAATACAAAAAGGGACTCGTCTGCACCGACTGTGGATTTGAAGGCCACAGGAATGTGTGGGCGATGGAGTTTGACCATATTGACCGCGATACGAAGGAACGAACCATCTCACGAATGCTCTCCGATGGAATCGCGTGGAAGCGAGTCCTCGCTGAAATCAAGAAGTGCGAACCCGTGTGTTCCAATTGTCATCGCGCCCGTGAACGCAAGCGGTTTGAGGAACAGGGCGATGACTACAACAACCGATTGCCCAACGAATCGGCTCGCAAGGACAACACTCGCAGACGCAAGGCGGAAGGTCGCCAACGCAGACGCAACCAGCAAAAGTTCGGTCGGCTCAATCCCGATGAGGAAGAGTGAATCAAACCCGCTTGTCCTTGCGGTCTTCATAGAGAAGCGTGATGGCCTTGATGGTGTTCTCATCCGAAACGGCTGTGATGCCGTTTGCTTCCTTGACTCGCTGAATCCCGTGTGCGAATCCCCTTGCCGAGTCAATGCGTTGGAAGTCTGTGGGTTGTCGCCCGTAGCCGACATAAGCCTCACGAAGTTCATCGGGCGTTTCAAAGGTCATGCAGTCCTTCAAGGCAACGAAGAAGACGAAGGCGTGAGAATCGCCCGTGAAGTCCATCCAAACCGTTCCTTGACGGCTTCGGGTCTTGCCGAACTTGATGCCTTCAATTGTCAAGTCTTCGGGCATCTCGTCAAGAGTCATTGAATCGCCCTTGACCTGTCCACCGACTTGTATGGATAGGTGGATAACTGCGTATTGCTGGATTTTTCCATCAACCATGCGGAACTGAAAGTCGTGCGTGGTGTAAAAGGGGAGGCTGGTGGGCTTGTCCACTTGCTTGTCCTCGTATGTGATGTTGGTGAATGGGTGCTTGACCCAGCGGAACGCATCTGCTTCGGCAACCTGTCGCCCGATGGTGTTGGATTCTTCTTGGACAAAGGAAACGGCCTTGCCGATAGCGACTTTCAGTTCGCGCTCGGTCATCGGGGTCGTGAACTCAACGATGTGAGTGTGTCGGGTCATGGTGAGTGCTACGCATAGGGGGTATATCAATGCTTCGCAATATCAACATGATGAGCAAGGAATCAGCACACGATGACGAAGCCGTTGCTTGCGTATTGGACTACACCAGCACCTTCGTGGCGGTCGGCTACAACCTTAGCCACATCGTAAGAACCAACAACGCACATGACTGCCTCGCCATAGATGCCGTCTTTGAACTTTGAAACGATGAACGACTGAACTCCGAACTTATCGGTGATGAACGAGCCATTGACTTCAATATCACACTCAAACTCAACCTGTTCCATGATGTCCGACCAAGCCATCTCCTTGACTTCTTGAATCGTCATTGAACGCTGTTCGTTTTCGGGGAACGCGATTGCATCCACCATCTCGTCAGCATTGAACCACTTGATAGGGCATTGGTCGGCCATGATGATTGGGAAGTGAAGGGGGTATATCAATGCTTCGCAATATCAACATGATGAGCAAGGGGTTTCGGAATCCACCCCACATCAGCGTGGTCGTTTGGTTTTGGGTGGCTACGGGGCTCTATGCGTTGGCTCACAGCGTTCCCAGCATCACTCTTCCCAGCGAACCTCAACGGACACATCAATGCGATAGCCGATGCAATTGTCATCGTTATTCCCACCGAAGTCGCAGTCGGGCTCGGAGATGGTCATGGGTTTGGAGAGTTCAGTCCTTCGGATGATGATGTAGTGATAGTCGTCAATCCCATCGGGCGCGTACGCCAGCGTTCCGTTGTTGAGAGCGAGTTTGAGTTTTTGGAACAGACTCCACACGCCTGTGCGGGTCGGTGCGAATAGGGTGATTTGGAGGAACTGCCGTGAGGTCATGGCGACCTGCGTTCCGAGCCCAAAGTGAGCCATCTCCGATTCGCCATAGATGTGCTGAATCGCGATTTGGAATGTCTTCTGCTTCTTGGCCTTGAGCCAACCCGAATTGACCGCTGGAGTCCAAGAGCCATCGGGTGAATCCATATTGGCTTCAATAAAATCCTTGAGCATCGTGTGAGGGTCTTTGTCGGGAACGCCCCTGTCGGTCTTCGCCACTCAATCACCCCGTTCTCCAAACCACACCATCCGTGATGTGCGTTCCGAACACAGCGACATCAAGACTGCGATGACGCTTGACGAGTTCCAGCATCTCCTTGACTTCCGAATCGGTGGACTTGAGCAAAGGAATCCACATCTCCTTGAGCCTGTCGGGACAGTTTTCGTCAGTCAATGCACTTCGGATTGCTGAACGACCAGCCATCATGACGGTCGCCATTTTGACTTCTGCGGGTATTGACCCCAATACGACTCCTGTGGTGTATGTGATTTTGACTCGTTGTTTCAGCGTTTCTGTGAACGGATAGTGGAACGACACGATTCCAGCATCACCGTCTTCCAAATACGCATGGTCAGTTCCTCTTGCTCGCCCAATGGTGAGTGCGGTGAGCGACCCTTCGCCATCAGCCTCTTCCACAGATGTCAAGGAAGCGACAGGTCTTTTGGATAAAGTCAAGTGTTGGAGGCCGTATGACACATCAAACCACTCAACCACACTCTCCGTTGAAGCAAATTGTCGGAGGGCATACGCATCCACGATGCGAGAGGCGTTGGTGATGAACCCTTCAATTGCCGTGTCATCTGCACCAAAGGAATCGCCCGATGCAATCCCGATGTAGTTTCGGACTTCTGCGACTGTGCAATAGTCTTCTGCCGTCATGAGATGAACATTCCCGAAGCGGTTTATCAGCCATTCCGAGAGGGTGTGTGAGGGTCAAGCCCTCAAAGCCTCACGGCACTTGCCTGTGTTCGCATCAGCGGTCAGCGTTCAGCCTCAAACGGTGTCAATTCCGTTCAAGAGGCAGATTGCGTCGCTGTATCGGATTCCGAAGGCGATGTCTTGGCGAGGAATCAACACGAATCGGTCGCGTTGAGGCTCGTCTTCAAAGCCCATGCTGAATCGGCGTTCCGCTTGCGTTGGGTTGCCGATGAGTGGGGAACGAATGTGGGTCAAGATGGCTTGGGTCTGCGTGGTCGTTGAACCGTCATACACACCAGCGTAGTTCAAGTTCGTTGGGATGACACCCGTTCCGAAGACACGGACACCGTAGATTCGGCCAATCTCACCCGACAGGATGGTTGCACCAGCACCGTATTTGTCCACCGTCTGCAATTCGGTGATGCCGAGCAATTGAACCTCAAGGTTGCGAGGAACGATGAGGGCAAGGTCATCACGGTTGTCAGCATACACTCCGAGAGTGGCGATGGCTTGACGAAGGTGGGACAGGGCGAAAGTTCCGCTGACGCTGACTGCGGTGGCGGAGGCCGACTTGCGAAGGCCATCCATCTCAAGCAGGTAGTCGTTGTTGGTTGCGTTCACGCCTGTTGGGTTGGTGGATGCGTTGTAAGCACCCATGATGTTGTCAGCGTATGACGAACCCGTTTCGGTGTCCCCGTTAATCATCAAGTTCGCTTCGTTGTATGCGAGGCGAGAGGCGATGTCATCACGGAGAACGGTGAGAAGACCTTCCACACCGTACGCGATGAGGTAGTTCCCGATTGGGACATTCGCAATCATCGTCTTCAAGGTGAGGGTGATTTCAGTCGTTGCTTGGCGGGACTCGGTTGCTTCCGTTCCCGACTCAACAGCCGAAAGGGTGTGAGCGTGGAAGTTCACGCTTCCCGACAGTTTTGGGACATTCACGGTGCGAGTGGACATCGGCATCGCTGGGAACAGACTTCGCATGAAGTTCTGCTCATACACGATTTGGATGATTTCATCGCTGGTTTCTGTTGGGAAGAAGGTTGAACCCGTTGATGAACCTGCACCACCGAGAGCATCCTTCACTCTTGCTACGACTTCGTTGAACTCAAAGTTATCCATTTTTCTTCACTTCCTTGTTTTGTCTTCCGAATCATCGGTGGACTGTGATTATGCACCCCTCTTGCTAATCAATTGCTGTTCCAGCCACACAGCAAGGCCGTTCATGCCTTTGCTGACATTTGGCTGTGGGTCATGGCGGGTGATGTCTTCCTTGACCACAGGTGAAAGGGATTTGGGGTCAGCGGTCTTCACGACTGCTGGGGAATCGCCAATGCGTTCTGCGATTCGCTTGCTGACTTCTGCCTCAATCTCGGCTTCCTTAGCCATCTCTTCTGCCTTTGCCTTGAACTCGGCAAGTTCAGCGTCTTTGGCTTCAAGTTCAGCCTTGAGGGATGCGACTTCATCGGAGAGGTCTTCAACGACCATTTTCTCTTCCAAGCCAGCGATTCGTGCGTCAATTCCAGCGAGGGTCTTGACGACTTCAATGAGAATGTCGTTGGTGGAAGGCTCGTCTGCCTCCTTGACCACGACTTCTTCCTCAAAGGATTCTTCTTCGGTTGCTTCTGCGACTTCTTCAACGACTTCCTCGCTGACAGCCTCTTCAAGCACAGGTTCTTCGGAGGCTTCTTCCTCCGTCTTGACAACGACTTCTTCTGCTTCCTTCTCGGATGCGATGATTTCTTCTTGGGTCATTTCGTTCCCTCGTTGCCCAGCAGGTTGAGCGAGAGGGGTATTAAGCGTATCGGGCTCAATACCCTTGCTCTCAAGGGCTTCAACATAGGCTTCCAAGAGTTCTAAACGGCCAACCAAGTCGCTGTCAAATGTTCCAACAGGTGAAATCTCTTCGGATTCCTCCACTTCCTCCGCTTCTTCCTCCAAGTCGGATTTTTCGGATTGACAGCCACAGCCATCGTGAGCCTTCACTTCCGTATCGGAGTCAATCACGGAGTTCTCCTGTGCTGGCGATTCCGCTGGGGCTTCTTCGCTGGCTGGCTTCTCAAACAGAATCGCGATTCGGTCGCCCATGTCTTCGTAGCCAATGATGTGCTTCTCCACGCTGAACAAAGCGTTGGGGCTGGCTGGAACATCAACAACGCTGGTTTCAAGCCACTCAATCTCGGTGAATCGCACATAACATGAGTCCTCATCCTTGCACTCCTTAACCGCCGCGCGGGCTATGAAACCGATTGAAAACGCTCGCAGAAGACCCTTCCGAATCTTCCTCACGATGTCCTTCTCGCCACCGTCAATGATGGCTCGCCCGAAGGGGACTTCTTCATCCATCCCATCCATTTTTTCCATGCTGACATCAACCATACGACCGATGACACCATTGGTCTTGGAGTGGTTATACAGGATGACGGGGTTCTGCCGATATTTGTCCCATGCGTTCATGATTGCACCCATATCAACGAGTTCTCCATGCCTGTCCAGCATGGCTTCGTTGCCGACATACACAGCACCACGAATCATGACATCATCATCAGCCATCTCGTATTCGCCCGTGTCCATTGGCTCGTCATGGGCTTGCTTCATGACCGTGAACGGAGTGTTCACACGAATCTCCACTTGATATTCCTTGACCTCGCCCGACTTGCTGGCGAAGTCCTCTTCGGACTCAATGTAGCGAGCGTTGAGAACCTTGTCCATGCCCCCCTCCTTGAGCGAAGGGGTTTATGACGAAAGCGGTTCACTCTTGGTTCAAGGTGCTGACGACCTTTCGGAGAAGTGAAACGACTTCTTCGGGGGTCATGCCTTCCATCACGGACATCATCGTGTCTGCGAGAGTGGTTGGTTCGGGCGTTTCAACAGCAATCTCCTGTTGGCGACGAATGCGGTGAAGACGGGCTTCTCCAGCGAGTCGGTTCATCACATCGGCGGGGGTTTCTCTAATCCATGCTTTGTTGGGCATGGTTGGTCGTAGTCGCATCCCCTATATCAATGGTTCGGTGAATATCAATGGTTTTGGTCAGAATCTCCGTTCTTCTCCCTGTCCCGAAGGCGTTTCTTCTCATCGGAGATGACTTTTCGCATGAACGACAGCCCACGACTGCCGACCATGAGCCACTTGATTTGAGCCACGACTCCAGCGAGTCGGAAGTCTTTGTAGTGCCGAGCAGACCAAGCCTCACGCAGACGCACAGCCTTCTCATCTGTTGGGGTCTTGACTTCGCCCATCTGTTCGTGAACCTTCTTCAATCGTTGAAATTGAGTGTTGCCGAGAATGTTGCCTCCACGCCTCCAAATCATCGGCCATTCAGTTCGCAGTTTTTCGGCTTCGGCCAGCGGGAATTGGTCGTATTGCGAGTTTCGCAGACTCACCTTTTTGTCATCACCGCGCTTCGGAAAATTGGTCTTCGGTGCTTTGGTTATTGAATCCAATACCGATTCTTCCACAGGAAGTTCGGGTTCGTCATCCACGCTCTTGGAGGATTGGGGATGACCTTTGGGCAACAGGTCGGTGTCGTGCTTGCCTCCACGAAAGCGACCATTCCTCAACGCGTACAGGAACGAGTTCACTCTTGCGTATGCCCATTGTTCCGCGCTGGACACGGTTGGTCGCACCGATTGAGGATTCGTTTGATACGCGCCCACACCGCGTTCAAACACGGCTACGAGGGTGCGTGTAGTGGTTTTCTTGGATGATGCGTTGTTCACCTTCTCGTTATGGTCTTCTGCCTTCTGCTTGAGCGTCTTTCGCACTCCAGCCGACACCGCTTTGGTTTCGGGCTCGGAGATGATGCGAAGCATGGCGACACGCACAGGGGCGTTCCTGTCGCTTCTGCTGAATGTGCCGTCTTCGTTGTTCACATAGATGCGAACATTCGCGACCGCGTTCTCGGTGCTGGCTTCAATGGTTTCTTGACCGCCCGATGCCGACACCACAGCAACGCGCCCCGATGTGATAACGGACAGCACTTGACCGACATAGCGACCCTTCTCGGTTGTCCACGATACGAATTGCCCCTTGTCCACGCTGTCAGCCATTGTCAATCATCTCCTGTGCTTCGGGGTATTGAATCATGTTCATCGCCTTCGGCATTCCGTGTGCAATCCAGCACTTGCGACAAAATCCATGTGGGAACACTTCGTCAGCAAAATAGCAACAGCCTCGCCAAATCCATCCATTCATTCACCCACCTTGATTGTTCCCATGATGTTGAAAACAGCCCCACCGAAGACTCGTTGGGCAGACTTGCCCATGCCCTTCGCGATGGCTTTTTTGTTTCGTTCCAACGCTGGTCGCAAGAACGGTTGGGGGCGCGTACGCATTGTCCCAAACTCAACATACGAAGCGTAGTCCACGCCTGTTCCAGCACCACCGAACTCAATCGCCCTGCGGTATTTGTTGATTCGCCTCACACGACCCGAAGCACGAAGCGCGCCCGTCAGCACAGGGGCTCGTTTAACCGCATCTGTGAGAATGAGATGTGCGAGCCTGTCAAGTTCTCGCGTGGTCTTGGAATCAACGATGGATGGTTTGGTTCGTTGCCTCCACCATGCACTTGCTTTGAGGAACGGGTTGTCATCGGGTTTCATTCCGAGCCCTCCACATCGGGAACGAGAATCGTATCGGAGTCAATAGGCTCTTTGTCGCCAGCATACGCAACGAATGTGCATCGGCAATTCGGGTGTGCTGGAACAACACTTCGCGATTCAGCGATTGGGTAAATGGCGTTCTCAAAGGGCGCGCACAAATCACGGTCGGTTCGTTCATCAACGACCACGATTCGCTCAACCTTTTGGAAGCCAGCCTTCCTCAAGCCCGATAGGTGAGCGTTCTCCACGACCCTTCGGGTTTCGGTTCGGGCGATGCGTTCATACCAATATGCTGGGTATCGCGACCCCGTTGGGTCAATCAAAGAACGCATCTCCGTCTTCGCCCATCGCCAAGACTGCCCTTGACCCACCATAGCCTCAAAGACACCGAGCAGGGCGTTCCTGTGAGCCCCCAGCGTGTTTCTTAAGGCAGGGAGTGTCCAGCGACCATTCCAATAAGCGATGGCCGAGAGGTCGTCTGCGTTGAGTGCAACATCAATCGCAGTTCCACCCAGCGTCAGTTCCAGCGACTCGCCAAACGAATCGGTCAAAACCGCTGTCGCCATCAAGTTTTGACGACCAATCGTGTCAGCGATTCGGGTGTCAATCTCAACGATGGCTGATTCAATTTGATTGAGGTCAATATCCGCCTTGCGTCTGTATGCTCGCACCGACTTCAAATCCACATTCGGCATCTGCACCGCTTCATCTCCGTCTGCGAACATTTTGTCAAGGGCATCCAAGACATCAACGGCGAACTGACTTTGAAGGTCGGTGAATTGAGCGAGAAGTTCCAGCGAGTTCGTGGTGATGAGAGCCTCGTATTCATCGTTCTGCTTCATTCTCCGATTCGCCATGAGCCCCGTTGTGTTGCTATTGAGTTCAATATCAACAGGAACGGTGCATGGAGGAATCCCGCCAAGTTTCGCACCTTCGTTGTCGGGTGCTTCGGGTGGGGGGAACAATTCAGCAAGAGATGGAGGTGTCAATGGAGATGAGTCATTGGAATCCGCCGTTTCCTCGCCACCGCCATTGACCTTGCCTTTGTTGATGGATAACTTGGGCGACAGGAACATCGGGTCGTCTGCGTCAGCCAAGTCAAGTCGCTCAAGACCCAAGAAGTTCCGAGCCTCGTTGATGGAGATGACACCTTCCTGTCGGAGATTGGAGATTGCCTGTGCTTGACGCGATTGCGTTTCGGCTATCTCATTGTCCCGCTTTGGTCGGATGGACACGAACTTGAAGACCCAATCGGTGATGTCCAATAGGGGAAGAATACGGTTGTTAATGAGCGATTCAATTCGGTTATGGAAGGATTCAATGACATCATACCACGCATCCAATTGCTGTTCGGGGTTGGACATCTTCCCCGTCTGCACCCAGCCCAATTTCATGGGTGGGATGCCGAAGACCGCACAGATTTCCTCGCGATAATAGTGAATCAAGTCCAATTGCGCGCCTTCCCTCGTTGAGTCCAACAGTTTGTGCATATTGAACCCCGTTCCTCCGTTCACAGCGACCAAACCGAAGGGCGACTTGCCTCCAGCCAATTGCTGTTCAAGGAGTGAGAGCATCGCTTTCATCTCGCCATTGGAGATGTCCCCGACATTGAGGATGGTCTTGGGAAGCGTTCCCGTATAGAGTTCGTTGAGATAATTTGACAGGTTGAGATGCCCAGCAATCACATTCAGCAGGGGAACGATGGGCGATGTGCCGTATGCTCGGCCATGCTTGAACTTGGACACATGGAGGATTTTGCTGGATGAGAACTCACGCTTCAAGCCGTCAATTTTCTGCACATACGCCATCGCTGGTGGGGCTGGGCGTTTGTTCGCTGGAAGCAGTTTCATCGTTTCGGTGGGAATGTTCCATATTGACACCAATTCGCCACCGTATGTCCACTTCGTTCCGTCATCGCTCATCTGTTTGTCTTCCGAGCCGTCAAGTTCCAAATAGGCATCACCGAACAATTGGAGGTCATAGATGAGGGATTCAAGCCACTCATCCCCGTTGTCATCGGGGTTGGGGGCTCGGAAGAACTCACGCACCCTCGCCAATTGACCAGCATCTCCTTCCTCCTTCCCATCGGGCAGAACAAACTCGTAGCCGTTGCCCAGCGTGTCATCAACGGTTCTGCGGAGAATCGCATTGACCACCTCGTTCTTGAGCGAGATTTCACGAATCAAGTCCATGTCGCCAATCGGTTCAAAGCCGTTCACGCTCTTGCCCGTCTTCGTGGAATTGCCGATTCGGGACATTGATGCGAGCGTCTTCCCATCCCAGCGGAACTCCGATTCGGGCTGGTTGAACATCTCGGTCATGCGGTTAGCGTCTTCGGGCGAACCTCGCCTTCGCCAAAATGGAAAACGGCTACGCCTCTCCGACATGAATGTTCGTTGGGCTGTGCCGTTTTTAACGATGTTGAGGCAACAGCCGACCGAAACCACCGTATTGCCCAAAGGCATTGGGGTGGGACTGCGAAACCAACCCCCATCCAACCTTTTCGGGATTGGCGGGCTATGAACCTCCTTCCTCTCCATCCAAGCGGTTAAGAACGACATGACTCGTTTTCCCACTACGCTCTTGAATTGACTTTGAGTGTATGTTTGGGCGGTTGGGAGGAAACACAACATCGGGCTGGGGCGAACCTTCCCAGCACTAATATCACCTTAGCCTTGCCTTACGAGCCTTTACCTTCGCAAGCAGGTTCACGGGGTATCTCTCCCCGCCCTTACACTTGGTCAGCCACAGCCACACTCTTGAGGGAGTCGGGTTTCCCCGACCGATTGAGCCGATGACACACGACAGGGAGGCAAGGGGATTCTTACCGTATGCCCAAGAAGTGTGGAGGGACTCACCGAAGCGAGTGTCGCATCAAAACATTGGGGTCGGGCAGGGCTAACATTCAACCTGTATCGTATGGGATGAGAGCGTTGTCCCTGTCTGCAAGGTGCGTTGCACCTGTCTGCTAAGGGGCGTTGCTCGCCATCCTGTGTTTCCAATTCACCCCCCGACTCGCATCGGGAGGTATCGCTTCGGTCGGGGTTGTTGCCCCAACAATCCATGACAGCAGGTGGGGGTATATCAATGCTTCGGTCTATCAAGATGATTTTCCCACCAATTTGGTGATTTTCGTGCTGGCGGGGTGTCCGAGATGGTGTATTCATCGGGCGTTTCGTTGAACGGGACTTCAAACATTCGTGGTTCGGGGTCAAGTGTTCCTTTGTGTAGTTCCCGTTTGCACTTGGGTCGTTTAGCGACTGTCCAGCGTTGATGTTTGCACACGGGACACTCAACGAACTTGCGAGGCATGAACCGTCAATGTGCGGTTGGGTTTCAAAGCGTTTCCATTCCTATCGGTGCGCCGATGGTGAATGATATTGAAATCAATAAGACCATGAGCATCTTCCGACCGAACTTGCTGGAGAACACACGAATGTTGTCCATCATTGGCTTGACTTCGGCCAAGTCTTCCTTGATTTCAGCGATGTCCCGCTTCATCATTTGGAGGTCAGCATCCACATGAGCCAAGTGGTTGTCCTTGAGCGTAGTGAGGTCGCGATGGATGGCTTGAACCCAAGCGAGCGTTGGGTCTTTCTCGGTCATGCTCATTCCTCCGATTCGGATGGGTCGTCTTCCAAAGCACAGTCTTGATGCTGTCCATCAATACGACCCGTCAGTTCGTGGCGAGCCTTCTCAATAGCGAGAACTTGAGCGTGTTCTTGGTCTTTGATAGCCAGCATACGCTTGTGTTCAGCCTGTGCGATTCCTTGCTCAATCGCCGCGCGGATTTGGTCGGGTTGCATTTGAATCTCGTTGCCTTGCTCGGTCTTCCACAGTTCCACGATGGAATTGAGAATCAGCATGGCTGGCGTGGCGATGATGGCGAGCAACAGACCGTATTCTTCAACACGGTCAAGCACAGCGTCATCACGAAGTCCGTTCCAAATGACCAAGCAAGCGAAAGCAACCCAGCACAGAACCACAGGGACACCGACTATCAACATCAAGCGGTCGTTGAACGAGTTCCCCCTGCGAGCAGGGGCAAGCGGGTCTGTCATGCGAGCCATGTGATGAATCACTCCGTCTTCTCGGATTCTTCCACGATGTCTTCAACGGCTTCCTTGACTTCTTCTGCTTTGTCAAGGAGGGCTTTGCCTTCCTCAAGCACTTCGTCAAGGGTGATTTTGCCGTCAGCCATGACACGCTTGTAGCGTTCAAACAGCCAAAGGGCTGTTGGGACTGCGACTGCCGTGAGAATGAGCAAGAGCGTGGAGGCTTCCATGCCTCAACCATCACAAAGGGGGTTTATCACAGAACCGCTTTTTCACTCAAAGAGCGAGGGTTTTCTCGGTGGAAGCGGGTCAGCAACATCGGGGTCGTCAATCGCCCTGCGTGGAGGTTGCCCAACGAAGTCTTCGTATCGCCCGATATGAACTCGGTGTACGCGTCGCCCATTCATGAGCATATTGCCTTCGGTGCAATTGCACACGAAGTCCCTGTTCCAGCACCCGACCGCCGAAGCGAATCGGGGGTATTTTTCGCAATCCTCGCATCGCTTGTGAAGCGTTGCGACCTTTTCCTGTTTTTCTTCCATGTTATCACCATGTCAGCGGGTCATACCCGCTTCACCATGTCCCAAATCATGTCAGCATATAAATATATTGATATGCAAAAATGGTGAGATAAACAAACATTGATAAACTTGAACTTCGTGGTGTATCAAACTCCGAAGGTTCGCATGGTCGGAAGCCCACCATCGTCATTCATCTCATGGGCAAGCCTCGCATACAGGAGAGCGTGGAGAGCGTGGTCATCGCCATCGCGACCGTATTTGGTCAATTGCTGTCCACGAATCTGCCGACCCGACCGCATATCTGCTTCGGCTGACGAATTGATTGCACAGAACTCATCCAGCACCCACTCCAGCCTTCTGTCCTTGAAAGGCAAGCGAATCTCACCGTTCTTGATTGCCTCAATCGTTTGCTCAAGGTATGTGGTTCTGTCCACGACAGCCATGAAAATGAGGTTGCGATTGGAGTCCCGTTTCTTATATTCAAACGGAGTCATCGGTCGGCTCGCATAATAGCACGACTTCACACGCTCTCCGAACTCACGCTGGAGTTCACGGACTTGCCTCGCACCGTAGCCGATGTCGCAGACCACTTGGACAGCGTTGTATCGGAGAATGATGTCCTTGATGATGGCGACTTCATCAAAGTCGTCTTCTCCACGCGATTCCACCTTCATGGCGTTGAGAATGTTGCCGTCTTTGTCCATGACCACGATGGTTGTCGCCAACCCCCAATCAATTCCGATGAACGATTCGCTGGGTGGAACGACTGAATCCACGATGTCCATATCGGGCTCAATAATCGTCAAGGCTTGGTCAAGAGTCAGCGGTTTGGCTGAACCCGAAAAGAACTCACCGAGAACCTCGTTCGCGAATCTGCGGGGCGTGTATGTGATTCGCTTTTGTTCAATGTCTTCGGTCGTGATGTCGGGGTGCATCAATTGGGTGATGTGATACCCGATGATGTTCGGGGCTTCTGCCTCTTTGTGAATCCACTTCTCACCATCCCACTCGGCTTGCGTGGAGGTGTTCCACAGCCTCCAAAACTCCGAGCCTTGCTCACGGGCTGTCCCGCTGACGATGACCCATTTGTAGTCCGATTGAGCGAGCATCTCCATCAGCATCGGAAGCACATCGGGGTCGCTGTCTTGATATTCGTCAATGCAACACAGGTCAGCCTCAATCCCCAGCAGACCGTGAGCATCTCCCCAATTGGAATAGGCATAGAAGTGGTTCAGCGACCTTGCACCGACATCAAAGGTTTGGTGGCTCACAGATGACTTGACTCGTTGCTTCAACAGGCATCCGTTGTTCACGCTGGACATCATCGCACCGTTGAATCGTTCCTCAACGAATCGGCTCACTTGGGGCTGGCGGGGCGCGGTATAGACTGCGTTGAAATACGGGATATTGAGCAACGCGTACAGCAGAATGTTGCAGATGGTTTCGGTCTTCTCAACCTTCCGAGAACACTTCAACACGATGACCTTCGTGGCGGAGTTCTTGCTGGTGGCGGAGAAGTGGCGATACACTTCCTCAAGGTATGGGCGAGCATCCAAGCGGAACGCCTTCCCGTCAATCGTGCGAAAATACGAACTCCAGCGGTCGGGGAACAGGGCAATCTCCCTCGCCTGTTGCTGTGAGAGCCGTTGGAAGTCTTCCACCACGCACCACGCTGGTGTGCTGTGGTTTTTGAAGAATTGCCCACCAATCTCAAGACATTGGAATATCAATATGTTTATAGGATGTCAGCGCGTCTGCGTTGGACTTCCGACCCATCGGATGACATGGCGTTGGTCGCGAACTGAATCGCGAGTGCCGTCTTCCCAAATCACAGGTCGCTGATACACTTGCTTGCCTCTCTTCCAATTCGTGTGATTCTTGAAATAGAGGCTTATCGGGGCTGATAACCTGTTGAGAGCGTTGCGACCACGACCGTAGTTTCGCCCTTGCTGGTGTTCAGCCATGATGACATAGAGTTCCTTGACTGCGAGGCGGAACGAATCCCACTCCACGATTTGAACGCCCTGTTCCTCGTATGTTTGCAGAACACCAGCAACGGCTCGTTCCATGCTGTCCCAATCCAACCTTCTGTATGCACCCTTCGGCATCAAAACCACTCCTGTTGCTGTTTAAACCACGCTGGTGGCGAGGAATGAGTCCAAGAGGGTCTATGACCGTTCTTGAAGCGTTTGTCGTTGTAAAACGCCCTGTATGCTTCCACAGGGTCATCCGTCTTGAACTCGTCATCCATAGCGAGTGCAAATGGGGTCATGGCGGTTTGGGGAAGGTATTTGAGGCACTCGGCATAATTCCACTCTTGGAACGATTTCAAACAGGCGTATTTGGTGTCCATCCTCTCGTCTTTCATGATACAGATGGTGAGAGCGTGATTCACCAGCCAAAGCCAATTGACAACGCTCTCGCTCGCCCATTTGACGACAGGGTGGTGTTGGTGCGTCTTTTTGTATGGAGTCCCAGCCTTCGTGCGTGGAAGCAGTTCTTCGGGGCATCCGTTGAGGATGAGGGCTGTGGACAGGACTTGCATCCCTTCCAACCCCATTTTGTTGATGTGTTCATCGCACAGCGAGAGTGCAGACCGAATCGGACAGGGAGTGCCGTCATCATCGTATTCCAGCGGGTACGCGTTCATCCCATCAACCCCTTGCGTGTCAGCACGATGGGGGATGGAATCGGGGAGTCGTCAGCCATCGCCATGAGCATCATGGCGTGTTGTAGCATCACACGCTCGCAGATGGACTGCTTCGTGCTGTCTTCGTTGATGATGACCATTGGAATCATTGGACTTCCTCCACCACGCTGAATTGGTCTGCGAACTTGAGTGCATCGCGTCGGCTGGTGAAGGTTGCGATAACCTCACCACTCTCGGAGTCCTTGACGAGATATTCGCCAGCATCGGTGAGTTCCAGCACGACTTCTTGAACACGGTCAGCGATATTGGCTTCAATAGCGTCAGCGGTTTCCTTGCCCCAAGCCAAGCCGAACTTCTTTGCACAGATAGCACCGTAGCCATGTGCGGTTGAGCGATGGTCGGTCAAGTCCCTTGCACAGAAGCAACAGTTCCCTTCCTTCTTGCCGATTTCAGCAAGGGTTTGGACAGGGTTGAGTTTGAAGTCTTCCCATGCCTTCTCGGAGAAGTCCACTCGGTTGTTGCGTGGGCTCAACACTCCGCTGGTGCGGTCAAGCGTAGCGAGCAAGGTGTTGCCGTGTCGGGACACGACAGCGATGTTGTTGAACTTGCCTGTCCTTCGGTCTTGAGAGCCCTTGAAGACGACACCGTTGAGGCGAATGCGAGCCACCTTGAGTCCGTTCTCGTTGGCGGAGTTCATCATCTCAACGACAGCATCCCAGCCCGTGTTGTCGGGTTGGAGTGGAGGGACAGCGACAGCGACAGGGGCAGGGCGAGAGGACACCTTGACCGCCTGTGCATAGAGGTCGTTGAAGAACGGCATCTGCTTGGGCGAGAGGCTTCCTTTGCTCTCCATTTGGTTGCACAGGCTGACCGCGAAGGAACGCTTGGGCAGGTATTCGCGAATGGTGTCCACCATCGCTTGATGTTCGGCTGATGCGACTTGCTTGAACTCGCCTGTGCCTCCACAGGTAAAGCAATTGTAGCGGGACTTGCCCTTCCACTTGCCGTTCACGCAGTCGGTTGCTTTGCAGGGT